TTCCGGATGTTCAATTACGTCTTGTTCTTCGTCCATAAATGCGCCCTCCTAAGCGCCTTCACTCATACCCAAGGCACTGCCCAGCCCTGCCATAATCTCAACAGTCTCGGCCCGCGTCTTGCCAGCGTCGGCAATCGACTTTTCAGTGTCAGCAACTGCCTTATCGGCCAATGCCTGCTCTTTGCCAGCCGCTGCTTGCAGATATTCCGCATTCGGATCAGGCTGTTGTTCCTGATTGGCAGCCTCTGCCATTGCGGCCAATTCTTCCTCGTTAGGCTCGATTACACCCATTTGGACAAGCTGCTTACGATAGAAGCGGTTGACATCAGCAAGGCCTTCACCTTCTGCATTCATCAGAATGAGCGATGTGATCACCTTGGCGTCTTGCGGGTCATTCGCCATTTGCAGCAAGCCGGTTAGCATACGCACGGTTGCATCACGGCGGCTGGTGAAGGACGGGCCGACATCGGGCACAACGTCAAAGTCTGCTTTTGTAAGGTCGTTGCGCAACACAATCTCGCCATTGTCACCAATGACAGGCTTGGCGAGTTCAACACGGGAAACGTCACCTTGCTCGCCTACCGACTTCATCGGGCGCTCGTCCTCGACGTATGTATCCTTAGCCATCGATAGCCAAATCTCACCGCAACGGCGCATTGCCTTGGCGAAGTTCGACATGAATATGTAGGATTGCATATCCAAGCGCGATTGGATCATCTCCACCGCTTTACCGGATATGTTGGAAACAACCTGCTCTGCGCCTTGGTTCATGCCAAGCAGTTCGTTCATGTCTTGGCCAGTCTGTGCAATCAATGCACCAAGAGCGGCGGGCACATCAGGCGGCTCAAGATAACCGACAGGGCCAGCGGTTTGCGTTGAACCATCCGCGCCTTCAATCGAGTTAATCCGATAGAACGGGTAATCGTTTATGTTGCCCTTTGACCATTCATCTTGGAGGCCTGCAATCTGCTCTGACAGAAAGATGGGCTTGCGGATGGGTGAAAGTGCGGCAATCTCTGCCAGCTTGCTTACCATCATGTTGTAAATGCGCTGCGGGTCTTTTGCCAGTCGAACCGCGCCCATGCAACGCTCGATGTTATCGACAAACCAGCGCTTGCCGTAGACCGGAACAATCGGAATGTTCTTGCCAGCGATGTATCCGCAATCCTCAAGAATGCGAGCGCCGGACATGATATACTTGCGAACCTTGCGGCGCTTGACCTTGCGCGCCTTTACCTCGATCACCCCCTTTGCAGTTAGGTCATCTAGAGCGGCTTCAATTGCGGACCGGTCGCCTTCCTCCTCACCAATGAGCTTTTCGCCCATATCTTCAAGTTCGTCATCGGTGTGCTTTACCGTTTCGCCTTCAGGGTCAACGAACGTGCGGACGTTCTCGCTAACATCTTCGACACGGTAATACTCCGCGATGTACGTGACATCCGGCGAGTTCCAGTCGAAGTTGGCCGTGTTAACATCTTTTGGCCATGTTGCCGGATCATCGCCGTACTTAGCCTTGTAGGCATCGCGGGACATTGAATAGACGACATAGCAGCTTTTGGCGTCCGACTTGTCTTGGCGCTTTGCGTTCAGGTCAAAGAAAACAGACGTGTCAGCATCGTAGATCGGTTCAATCCGAATGCGCTGCTTTTCGTTGCCCTCGTCGTATTCATTCTCGTAGCACGTGCGCAGACGCCAAGCGCCCATGCCACCACCAGCCGCTTCCTCGAATGCGTTATCGTATGCTTCTTCGGCGCAGCTATCCTGTTCATCAGCGCGATAAAGCCCGTCGCATACGTCTGCTAGATCATCTTGGCTGCCGTCCTTGGTTACGAAGTCAACGGTAATGCGGTTGTTGCGGTACTCATTGATAATCCGCATGACGCCCATGTGGATTTTATTGTTCTCAAGTTTAGGCTTGTTCTCGAACTGCTCGCCAAGTGGGCCTTCCCACTGCGCGCCTGCGATGCTGTAAAAGCGGCGATCTTCGACACACTGGCGACGCTCATCTTTGCAAGCGGCTTGGATGGCGTCAAACTCGGCGCGGGCATCCGCAAGGATTTGAGCTTCACGTTCAGACTTGGACTTGCGCGCCATCAGGAACCCCTTTTGCGTGATTTAGCACAAGTCAACGCCATATTCAACGCCTCCACTTAGACGCTATCGGCATAGGTGCGGCGTCGGCGTTATCGATCTTTGGTTTGACGTGCGAAAGCATCACTTCAGTTAATCCCCACACCATCGCGTCAACACGATCTGGCGAACCTTCACCGGCATAACCGCTCATTGTCATTAGTGTCATTTGGTCTTCTAATTCGGTCAATCCCCGCACATGCGACACGCGACCTTGCTCATACAGTGCAGACACCGGCTCGGCGCGTGCTGTCTTGCCACGGCTGGCAGTCACTTCCTTGAACGCAACGGAATTATCAGCGGTCTTGATAACGCTTTTGACCATCGCACCGCCGAAGTTGCGCTCTGCTACCAGCCTATCAGCACTCCACCGATGATATGCCTCACAAGCGCGCCTTGCCCATCCGTCGGGCGATAGCTTGCAGGTCAAGTCCTCTAACACATAACCACGGCCATCAATGCCACGACCGACCACGACAATGCCAACCTCATCACCGTCATCGCCTTCGCCGTCCGTTCCCGATGGATCGACAGCGACCACAACACGCGACATTTCCGGCGTATCATCGACCAATGCCGTTTCAAGCATCTTACGCGTCCACAATGCGCCCGGAACGTCATCTAGTATCTCGCCGTCAAGCTCTTGCCTGCCAAGCCTTGTGCCAGCGTACTTTGACACCACAGCATCGATAAACGCTTCAGCTAGGTTGTCTTTGTTGTCCATTGTGGAACCGCGCGTGATTACGGTTGACGGGTTTGCCATCACTTCACGCAAGACAGGAATTGGGCGCGGCGTCGTCGTTGCCAGTACGCGAGGGTCATCACCACTTCGCATGGTGAATTGCAGCATGTCCCACAGTTCGCGCGCGTATCGGTACTTCGCAAGTTCATCGACCCATGCGGTATCGAATTCAGGTCCGCGCAACTGGTCAGGCTCGGTTCCGTTGTATCCCAACGCTTCAGCACCGTTAGGCCAAATAATGCGCACAGGCTTGTAACGGACTTTGGGCATCATGTCAGGCGGGCTTATGCGCAAGATGCGCGCTACCATGACCTCCTCCAAGTCTTTTTGCGTCTCCGCTACCAGTGCGATAGATCGTGCGCCATTCTCGACACGTTGCCTAATCCATTGCGCGCCCGCCTCGGTCTTACCAAAGCCACGGCCTGCAAGGATTAGCCATGTCCGCCAATCGCCTTCAGGTGCAAGCTGGTTAGGGCGTGCGTGGAATGACCAGTCCCATCGGTAACGCGCTTTAACTTCAGGGCTAAGCGTCGCTAGCAGCGTTTGCCGCTCGGTTTCTGGCAGCGATGCTAGCAATTGCGCTTTCGAAAGCTGAAGCATCTTGTTCTATCCTAATCGCTTCGCCGTCCTTGCCGGTATGCTCATTCACCGTTCGTTCTTTGAACGCTTGAATATCGATATGCGTGCCAACAAGCTTTAATGCGCTGACAGCTTCACTGAGCTTTTCTAGATCGCGCGCGGCCTTGTATGTGCTCATTGCTTCACGAAGCACCCATGTGGCGTCTACGGCGCATTTTTCGGCACGCTCTGATTGAACTTCAGCAATCGCCGCAGCAACTGAAGTTTTCTGAAGCAATTGATAGCCTTGCTCCATTGCCGTTTTTGCACTGTACCCCGCCCGAATAGCCGCTTGCGTGGCATTCAGGTCAATCAGGTACTCCCTGACAAAAGCCTCTTGCTTAACGGTTAGCGCCATAGCGTCTAATTACGCTTTCTTGTCGGTTGTTGCAAGGTCTTCCGCCCAAGGCTCTAGGAACCAATCAACAAAGCGCTGCCACAAGTTGCGCCTAGGTGGCACAGGCTCCCACAATGCTTTTTCAGGTCCGCAGAGTTTGGAGTGTAGTTCCCCACGGTCTGCAACAAGCTCCGACTTTTGATCAAACCCGATCACAAGTGGGTTGTGACACCATGCGCCATCAGACCACCGGCAAATGCTACAAGCCGTTAGCGCTGCCTTAGCTTTACGCTCTGCCTCTTCCACCATTTCAGCGTAGCGCGCTTCAAGCTGTGCGGCGATTTCTTCTGGCGTTCGTTCATGGCGGATTGGTGTCACATTGCTTGGTGAGGAACCTGTATTAGCCAAGCCTGCCATAAACGCAGCCGAGTTGTTCTGGTATTGAGCGGCTTGCTGTTGCAACATTTGATCATGCGCGTTTTGGTAATATTGCTGAGCCGTGCCAGAGTTTATGCTTAACCCCAATCCAAGCAGATTACCAAGTTCAACCATCACACACTCCTAATTTGTAGCATTGCCAAGCATTCGCGGGGTTTCAATGATCGACCCTTACCGGCCCCGCTTGATCCTTCTGGTGCTTAGCCTTCGCAGTCGCTGCTACTGTCGTCTGTTGGAATATCCGGATTGGGTGTTCAAACTGTTTTCAATTCATCCTGTGCGGCTTGGATCATGGCGGTGTAGATTGCGGCTTCATCCACCCAACCTGCAACCGCATATGCGCCAGCCAGTTCCATCGCATCATTCGCCACCACCGGCACGATAGCAAAGCCAGTGGCTTCTATGGCGGATAGGGTGTGCTTGATGATGGCGCGGGCGTAGTCTCCTTGGTTGTAATCATATTCGTGCAGCGTTGGCGCACCGCGATATACTACCTCAATCAGCTCCTCGCGTGTCATGGTTCCATACCTTCTGCGATAGCGCGCAAGGCGGCTGCGGTTAGGGCTATGGCGGAATGAGGCGATGAACCCATGTGATATCCGCCAACATGCGCAACCGTATTCGGCGATGCACAATTAGTGATTGCCCAAGACTCCCCTTGCGGCACCAACTGCATAGCAGCGTCCAGATAGGCTCTAGCGTCCATTTTAAGCGCAAAGTCTCTAGCGCGATCTGCCAACCCATCCTGCGAAAACATAGGTGCGACAGCTTCCCATGCATCCTCAATCATCGCGCCTGTCATTTTAGGCAGTGATGCTTCCACGCGCTTGGCAAGGTCTAGTATCTCCTCACGTGTCATCACAGATACCTTTCAGGCAGTTCACCACGGTCTAGCATTTCCATAAGAATGGACGCAGGACCACTGATAGAGCGGTCGCCAGTTGCCCAACGGTGGATTGTGGATCGGTCGGCAATCCGCAAGATGCGGGCTGTCTGTGCGATAGACAGCCCTTTGTCTTGGCGGATGCGGTTGAATTCGGTGGGGGTCATGTTAACCTCAGTGATGTTTAATTGCGAGGCCATCAACAATGCCCATCTTGGCGGCAATCGCTTCGCACGATGCGATGTTCCAATGACCACGGCGATGTGTCGAAACCATGTTTTTTTCGATCCAGACGCAACGGTCCATACCTTCGCTTTCTTCCAAAGCAGGCATTTCGCTGCGTGGTGCGACATAACCGATGATGGTTGTAATCTTGCTCATTTGCGTATTCCCTATCT